TAAGTTCTTTGAGCGTTGGGACTGGATCATGGATGAAATGATTTGGGCATTCGAACAAAAGTGTAGAGATCATTGGGAAGATGATTATTACGGAGACTATATCGAGGATCAAAAGAATGGGCCAATGGCTGATAGTTTTGAATGGATTGACCATGAAGGCAGACAGAAACACCAAGAACGTATGAGCAACGGCTTCCGTTTGTTCGGAACTTATTTTGAAAATTTGTGGGACTAGTCTAGTTTACTAATGTGTTTGATATATTCAACCATTGAATGATCACCAAAGCTGTCTATCTTACCTTGCTTTAGCCCCATCCATATACCACGCCACTTGTCTTTGAACAATTGCCAACCCGTAGGCTTCCTATAGTTGCCATAAGCATTTAGGTAGTGTTCAGTACCGTGATGCCTGTAGCCCATTATCCATAAAGGAACGGTCGTTACAATGTCATTGTTGTTTTTCCAACGGTGATGTGTAACACCTAAACTTTTTACATACCCAGGCCATCCTACACGTGGTGATCCAAATGTGTATAGTTCAACAGGATCATTTAATTCTACATCATGTAAGCAACGGCTAGCCATTATAGTCGCCATTGCCGCTCCTAAGCTATGTCCACAGAACCAAAGGGTCTTGTCTAAGTTTGCTTTACGATTGATATCTTCTGTAATAGCAGGCCATAGTTCGTCTACTTCTGCTTTGAACCCCCTGTGTACTCTACTTACAGTTTCAGCCATAACTGGTATTGCTTTAAGATCTGCTTTGATATCGTTAAACTCTGTAGGTTGTGTTCCACGACAAGCAATTACTAGATCTGTTTTGTTCATGAAGCGATATGCTTGCGCACCATCCTTTTCGTAGAATTCAACAGTAGTAAACCCTAATTTCTTTACTTGACTCTTTGCTTCTTTGATGTTACTATAAGCAATACTAGCAAGATTTGCAAATAATAAGGACTTTTCCTTAAAACTCATGTTTGTTATTGACATATTACCCTCCCTCAAGTATAACAAACATATTTATCGATGTGCTAAATACATGTACGGAGCAATAACATGAAAAGACGAACAAGATCAATATTGGAAGAATTAAATAGTTTAGGTCGTAAACACAATAATGACCGTTTAATTGAGTCTTCTGCTAGTAATATAATTGAAAGTAGCATCAATCTACTCAACAGAATATCTGAAACTTATGATGATAATACTGCAAGCGAACTTGAACGTAGATTTATAAACGCTATTAAAAGCGGAGATCCTCGCAAGTTCAAGCGTGGTATTGCTAAAGTAATAGAGGCCAAGAACAATGATCCTAAGTGAAGGCGGCAACGTATTTAAAACAGAACCTGAAAAACAGATGATGACGCAACGCATTGCGACACCAGATGTACATCCTACTATACAGTTTATTGAAAAAATTACAGGCTTAACCTTTGATGAAGAAGATTGGTTAGGTACTACTGGAAAGAAAGAAGATCCAGACGGAGCATTTGAAAAAAATTCATCAGGTGATTTAGATCTCAACACAGATGCAAACAAGATAAGCAAAGAAGAATTAATTGCTAAACTAAGTGCTTGGCTTAAGAGTCAAGGTGTACCAGAAGATCAAATTATGAATGTAGGAAGAAAGAAACAAGATGGTTGGATCCACAATGCTGGTGATCAAGTTCACTTCCGAACCCCTATTGATGGAACAGACCAAAAAGGCTTTGTACAAACTGATTTTATGTTTACTCATAAGCCAGACTATCAGCGTGGAGCCAAGCGTGGAGGCACACCAGAATACGGCGGAGCATTGAGAGCCATGTTACTAGCGAGCCTTGCAAGAGGCAGAGGATACAAGATGAGTCCTAAATTTGGTATAGTTGATCCTAACAATGGTGATCAAGTTGTAAGCGATGATTGGTCAAAAGGTATTCCAGAAATACTATTAGGTAAAGGTGCAACTGAAGAGGACACTCATACAGTAGAAAGTATGATTGCATTTCTAAGAAAAAATGATCCTAATTATGAAGAACTTGTAGCACAATTTGAATACCAGTTAGAAAAAGAAGGTAAGAAACTTCCTGAAGCAACGCAAACAGGTTACACAACACTAGAAGATAAACAACTACAAAGAATTAGAGAATTAAGTGGATTAACTCTTAATAGCACAAGGATGATATCATGAGGCTAGACGAGTTTGAAATAAGCGACACATTGCAATCAGGACCACCTTATCCACCGGAACAAAAAGATGCAGTAAAACAATTACAAAAAGCATTACAGTCTGCAGGCTACTCAGTTGGTAGCACAGGTGTAGACGGCAAGTATGGTCCAAGAACAGCAAAAGCTGTAAAAGCATTTAAGAAAGATTATAACATACAAGGCAATGGTCAGGATGTTGATTCTAAAGCTCTTCAAACTATTCTAAGTGTAAGCTCGGGTAAAGTTCCAAAAGTTAAAAATACATACACTCCTTCAACAAACAAGCGTTCTGAACTAGGGCAACTATCACAAGACAGTGTTACACAAGGTAAGGTTGGTAAAGTATTAGATCTAATAGCAGGACCTGAGTCAGGTGGACGCTATGATGCAGTTTATCCAGGCAAACGTAGACCAGAAATATTAGATATGACTCTAGATGAATTAGCTGCTGACCAAAGAGAACGTGGAAGATTTTCCGGTTCAAGTGCAAGTGGACGCTATCAATACATCAGAAAAACATTATCAAGTGTTGTAAAACAAATGGGACTAGACACTTCCAAAGAAAAATTTACACCTAAACTACAAGACGAGATAGCTATTTTTCATCTACGTGCAAATCACGGATTAGACAGATGGCTAAGTGGATCAATGAGTAATGAACAATTTTTAAATAGACTAGCAGGTACATGGGCAGGTATTCCACAAACCAATGGACGTAGTAGATATGCAGGAGTACTTGATAACAAAGCAGGAATGGGCGCACAAGCTGCTCTAGACGGATTAGACAGTATAAGAGGCCTTGCATAATGCGTTACAGCGAAATTAAATTAGTAGAATCTAAAGTGTATCTCAAAGAAGGTGCTCGTATTGATCACGCTGAAGACATAATCTTTTGGGAAGGTAGTAAAGGAGCTATCCGCGCTCTTGAATCATTAAAGCAAATGGAACAAGGTGGACATACTAATGTTACAGTCAAGTGGGACGGATCTCCTGCACTTGTTTTTGGTCGCAATGAAGCAGGTGAGTTTATACTTACAGACAAATCAGGATTTGTAAAAAAGGGCGGAGTTGAACGTGCAACTAGCGCAGACGATCTTGCCAACAATTTGCTTAACCGTAGCGGCGGAGCAAACAAAGAAGATCCAAAACGTATAGCATTTGCTACAAACATGAAAGACATCTTTGACGAGTATCAAAAAGCTACTCCTAAAGACTTTAGAGGTTACCTAATGGGTGATTTGTTATATTATAACACACCTGAAGTAATTGATGGCAAATATACATTTACTCCAAACATTGTTACATATAAAGTAGATGTTGACAGCGACCTAGGCAAGCGTATAGGACAATCAAAAACAGGAATAGTTGTACATAGACTGTTAGATGATCAAGGCAATCAATCTCCTGTTCCACAAGATTTACAAATGTTAGGCAATGAAGTAATGATCTTTCCTAGTGTTACAGTTTCAAAACCAGCACAAATAGAAGATGAAGATATTAATCAACTTAAAGCAACAGTAGCACAACATGCACAAGCAATTGATAGTATGTTAAATGTGAACACATTAACGCAAATGCAAATGAAAGATTTACCACAAATATTTTACACATACCTAAACAGTAAAGTTGACAGTGGACTAGCAAATATTGGCGCAGACTTCTTACAATGGATTAAAACTAGCAAAGTCAGTGCAAAGAAACAGCAAAAGATAGCAGAGTATCTAGGACAAAACAAACAGGCCTTTGATGCAATGTGGAAAGTTGTTTCAGGTATTATGACAATCAAAGACAAAGTAATTAACCAGTTTGATAGTCATGATGCAGATGTAACATCCGAGATTGGCGATCATGGTCCTGTGTCACAAGATGCACATGCCGCTGGCGGAGAAGGATATGTACTAGCACACCCCAAAGGTGATATCAAGTTAGTACCAAGAGCTAGTTTTACTAAAGCAAATAGATCAATACAAAGATAGGAAAAAACTATGAAAATGAATGATATACTAAACGAAGTAAATGACAACTTCGGTCTTTCACCAGAACAGCGCAAACTTGCTAACATGGGTAGAACACTTATGAATCAAGCAGCTACAACTAAAGATGACAATCTTTCAAACGTAATGAGTAAAGTAGGCAATGAGCTTACTAACTTTGGAGCATTGTTTGGTGCATCTAATTTACAAGAGCTTGTAAAAAGAACTGGAGTGTCAGCAGAAGTAATTAAAAAACTAATGGCTTATGCAGATAAGATTGGTGACACACATATGGATCTTAAAAAAGATCATGCTGATAGTGGCTTAGACGATAAAGACAACGACGACGATGACTTTAATGAACCAAGTGACGCAGATATAGATAGAGACGCAGTAGCATTCGCTAAAGGCCAGTAATGGAATTTATTCAAGACTTATACGAAGCACGTCTTACACGCAATGATCAAAATCTAAGGGTTTTGACTTACACAGATTGCTGTGAAAGATTGTATTTGTCTTTGTTGATATTAGAACTTCTTAGGAAATTTCCTACATCTTCACCAGCCGCAAGACGCTATGCACAAGACAGCGGCAAGTATGCTGGATTCGATATGTTTAGAATGGCTGGAACAGATCTAT